CGTCGTACTTCGGAGTGGTGAAGGTGAACGCTTCGCGCTTGTGTTCCGCCACGCCTCGACGGTTCTCCCACAGGCGCTGGCTGATGGTGCGCTCGTTGGACGCGAGTTCGACGGCGGCTTCGTACAGCGCCGTGTAGCGAGCGCCTGAAAGACGCGCAGCGAGGTGCAGCAGCGCGTTGATGCGCCCGTTGTCGGAGCAAGCCTCGATGTCCTTGGTCATGGTCTCGACGGCGATGGTGAAGAGGATGCCAGCGTCCTGCTGCGCTGCCCAGTTCTCGACGGTGCTGAATCGTTCGGCGACGGTGGTCTCGGTGGTCTTCATTGGTGTCTCTCCGGCTGGTGTTGCTGATGCCTGTGGGAACACTCCCACAACGCACCACAAGAGTATCACAAAGGGCAGGGAAGGCAAGTGCATAAATCAAGCCGGAATTCGATGGATCTAGCCCAAGGTGTGGTAAGCCCATCAGCATGGCAGACCAGCCCAGCCAGCCGTTGAAGAAGCGCGGACCCGGCAGACCGCCCAAGTCCGCAGCCGGGGATATCGCGGCTGCAAAAGAGGCGTGGCTGGCAGCGTTCCCCGAGCATGGCTGGGACGAGGCGTGCCGCATCGCTTGCATCAGCACACACACGCCGTCGTACTGGCGACGCACCGATGCCGAGTTCCATGCAGCGCTGGAGGCGCTCGATGTCGAGATCGCAGACCGCTACGAGAAGATCGCCGACGAAGCGATCAAGGGACAGCGGCAGATGGATCGCAGCGCTGCGACGCTGCTGATCTTCCGGCTCAAGGCGCTGCGACCGCGCAAGTACCGCGAGGGCATCCGCATCGAACACACGGGCGCGGACGGCGGATCGATCAAGGTCGAGAACGGCGACGCTGGCGCTGGCGCTCGGATGCTGCGCGAGTGGGGAGCGCGGATCGGTGTCGAGCGGAACTGATCGCATCGTCGCGCTGCGCGAGCGCGTGTACAACGCGAACGCGAGAGAGCAAGCCGATCTTCGCGCAGCGTTCTCTGAAGACTTCGCAGCGTGGTGTGAGTGCTGCGCGTGGACCTACCGCGTGAAGGAGATCGACGCGACGGGACGCGAGCGCCCGGTGGTCACGCCGCACACGCCGTTCGTCCTGTGGGACTGCCAGCGCGATGCGGCTCGCGAGATCATCGACGGCATCGAGACCGGACGCGATGTCGTGATCCGCAAGACGCGAGACATGGGCGCGTCGTGGCTGGTGTGCGCCGTCGCCGTGTGGGGCTGGATGTTCAAGGGCTGGCAGTCGCTGCTCGTCAGCCGCGTCGAGGATCTGGTGGATCGCACGGGCGACCCCGACTCGCTGTTCTGGAAGGTTGACTACCTGATCGCGGGTCAGCCATCGTGGCTGCTCCCGGCAGCGCCGGAGAAGTTCGCCAAGGGCGGCGAGTGGCGGCAGCACATGATGCTCCGGCATCCCGTCAGCGGCGCGACCGTGGCTGGCATGGCATCGACCGAACACATCGGGCGCGGCGGTCGGCGAACGCTCGTCCTGTTCGACGAGTTCGCGGCGCTCGACCACGCCGACGCTGCATGGCGCTCCGCAGCCGACTGCACCAGTTGCCGCATCGCTTGCTCGACTCCCATCGGCGCGGGAACGGAGTACGCACGGCTGGTGAGTGTTGCGCGTACCACAGGCGAGCCGAGGCTGGTCGAATTGATGTACTGGCAGCATCCCGAGAAGGGACGCGGCGCTGTGCAGCGCGTTGACATCGACGGCAGCGTGACCGGGTTCGCCGGATCGACCTTCACATGGTCGCCGTGGCTGTCGGACCAGTTGCGTCGCCGTGACCGCATCGACCTCGCGCAGAATGTCTTCGCCGAGAGCGTCGGCAGCGGCGCGTCGTTCTTTGCGTCGCACATCGTCACGCAGCACCGCGAGGAGTTCGGCAAGGTCGGCAAGCGCTGCGAGGTGATCAACGGCAAGTTGGAGCCGCAGCCGCAGGGACGATGGCGCGTGTGGGCTGCACCTGATCGCGTGTGCGAGTATGTGGTGTTCATCGATCCGTCCTACGGCACGGGCAGCGCGAACGCGGCGGTGTGCATCATGGACGCGAACAAGCGCGAGACCGTCGCCGAGTTCGTGGATCCCAACCTCGCGCCCTACGACCTCGCGCTGGAAGTCGCACAGGCTTGCCGCAAGGTGTGGCGCGGTCGGCGCGAGCCGCTGATCGGCTGGGAGACCAACGGTCCCGGCGCTGCGATGCAGCACGACTTCGACCGGGCTGGCTGGCGCAATGTCTACCGCCAGCGTCAGGAAGGAACGGTCGCAGAGCAGCGCACCATGCGCGTCGGCTGGACCAGCACCAAGCGCACGAAGCGCTCGCTGCTCGGCAACCTCGCACGGCAACTGGCGCAGGGCGAGTGCGTCGTGCGGAGCGAGGAGTGCCTCGACGAGATGCTGGAGTATGTGGTGATGGACGATGGCAGCATCGAGGCTGGTTCACGGCGCGACGAGGCGAGCGGTGCGCGTGAGTCGCACGGCGACCGCGTCATCGCGCTGGCTGGCGCTCTCATGCTGTGCGATGAAGTGGGGCAGCCGATCCCCGAGCAACCCGAGTTCGGCGAACACTCGCTCGGGTCGATCCTCAAGCACTCGGAGGTGATGCATGGCTAGGAAGAAGGGACCGTCGCTTGCCGTCGGTCGCGGCGAGAAGTTGCCAGTTTCCAAGGGCGCTGGGCTGACTGCAAAGGGTCGTGCGCGGTACAACCGTGAGACCGGGAGCAAGTTGCAGGCTCCGACGAAGGACAAGGACAGCCCGCGCCACAAGTCGTTCTGCGCTCGGTCCCGGTCGTGGACCGGGGAGCGCGGCAAGGCTGCGCGAAAGCGATGGGGATGCTGATGAAGACTCCGTTCTACCTGTCGAAGACCGACCCGAACACCACGCGACCGGATGGGACGCGCAAGGGGTCGGGATGGCTTGGTCCATACAAGACAGCGTCCGGTTCCGATGTCACCGAATACTCCATCGGCGTTGATATCGACGGCAAGCAGATGGACATTCCGACGATGGTTCCGGGATTGACGGATGCGGAGATCAAGCAAGTGCTGACGGCAGCGGAATACGACTCGTTTCCAAACGAGGCAATCGTGGCGAAAGCAGTTGCTCATGCACGAAAGATGATTTCCGAAGGCAAGGATGTCTTCGCCCCTGAAGGATGGAGCGTTCGCAAGTGAAGAAGAACTCGCTCGTCGGCAACATCAACAAGCGTCGCAAACTTGGGATCTCGCGCCCCAAGTCGAAGTCAACCGTCAGCGCGAAGTCATATGCCGCCATGAAGCGCGGCTGGAAGGGCAAGTGATGCCGAAGGTAGGCAAGAAGAAGTTCCCGTACACCGCCAAGGGCAAGAAGGCTGCTGCCTCCTTCGCCAAGAAGGTCGGCAAGAAGATGACGAAGGGCAAGGGCTACTGATGCCGTTCAAGAGCAAGGCAAGCAAGAAGGGAGGCAAGCGATGAAGAAGGGCAAGAAGAAGGGCGGCAAGAAGTGCTGATCAAGTGCAGCAACGGTGTGCTGGTCCCGCTGACCAGCATCGACAAGTGCGTGGACAAGGGCGACTGCATCGTCGTGTATGTCGATGACGAGACCCACTTCGCACGCGGCGAGGACGCGGAGGTCATCCGCTCGCTCGTCGCACACAAGGCAACACAGGAGCAGCCCAAGGCTGCGAAGGAGCAGAGTCATGTACGGAAAGAAGAAGGCATCGCCAGCATCCCGGTCTTCCCGCAAGGTGGGAAGCGCAATGTCCCGTCGCGGTGACAAGGGTCACGCTGGAGGCGGTTACGGTGGCGGCATGGGTGGCGGCATGGACGGCGGCAAGAAGGGCGGCTACCACCGCAAGGGAGTTCGCTGACCATGCTCAAACTCGATCTGCATTCGATGATGCGGGAGGTCGAGGCGGCGGAGGACTTCCGCGACCAGCATCTGTCCGAGTGGCGAAGGCTGATCGAGCGATTCCACGGTCCCGCCTACCGTGCAATCGACTCCCATGAGGACGATCCGGAGAACTTCGTGCATGAGTATGTGGCGCTGCTGCTGCCGCGCATCGTGCATGACGCTCCGAAGATCCGCGTGAAGAGCGCTCGCCCTGTCTCGCAGTCGATGACCGCCGGGTTGCTTCAGGTCGGCGTGAACCGCTGGTGCAAGATGACCAAGGTTCGCAACACGCTGGAGCGCATCGCGACGGATATGTTGCTCGCCTACGGTGTCGGTCTCGTCGTGAACGAGCCGCGCAAGGGCTACCGGGAGATCGACGGCGCGGAGCCGTTCCTCCCGCGCCTGTACCGCGTCAGCCCGGATCGCTTCTTCATGGATCCGGCGGCGACGAACATGGAGGACACCCGGTACATGGGTCATTGCTGGGTGATCGACCGCGACGATCTGCTCGCGCAGGCGGAGCAGGAGGACGGCTGGGACACCGAGGTCATCAACCGCGTCGCCGACAACAGCGGCATCGACGAGGTGCGCGAGGGCTACTCGGGCAAGCGCGAGATCCCCGACCGCAAGGAGATGGTGGTCTACGAGGTGTTCGTGCCGGAGGTGCGCGACGAGGACATCGAGGAGATCGATGCGGCTCTCGGCGCACAGGTGTTCAGCGGCACGATCTACACGATGATCAAGGGTCAGAGCGCGGACGGCAAGAAGTCCGATGCCGGGTTCGCTCGCAAGCCTCGCCCGTACTACGGACCGCGCACGGGTCCGTACACGGTGTTCGGCGTGTACACGGTCCCCGACGATCCGTACCCGCTGTCGCCGATCATGGCGCTGGTCCCGCAGATGGACGATGTGAACCACCATCTGCGCTCGATGCGGTACAGCGCCAGCGCGTACAAGCGCATCATCGCGGTGGACAGCCGCAACGCGAAGTTGGCGCAGGACATCAGGGACAAGGACGATCTGTATGTGGTGCTTGCCGACGGCATTGACCCGACTCAAGTCGTTCCTATGGAGATCGGCGGCATCACTCCGCAGCAAGTTCAGTACTCGGCGATGGCGCAGGACAGGCTCGACCGTGTCTCCGGCATCCACGACGCGATGCGAGGCAACATCACGGGTCAGCCGACGGCTACCGAAGTCAGCGTTGCGGAAAGTGCGTCCGGAATGCGTATGGCGCACCTGAAGCGGCAGTTTCAGGAGTGCGTCAACGAGGTCATGCGGAATGTCGCATGGTTCATGTTCCACGACCGCAAGGTGGTCTTCCCGGTCGGCGAGGACGGCGCGGCGATCATGGGCGAGCCGGAGCCGATCTTCAGCGCGTCGGCGATGGTCGGGACATTCGATGATCTCGACATCGACATCGAGGCGATGAGCATGGAGCGCGTCAGCGACATGGTGTTGCAGAAGCGAGCGCTGGAGATGCTGCAACTCGTCGGCACGCTGTCGCAACAGGTGATCGTCGCTCCCCATGTGAAGTGGAACGATGTGATGTCGCTGGTCGGCGATGCGATGAACATCCCGAACCTCTCCGACCTGATCGATCAGCAGCGCGTAATGCAGATGCAGCAGGGTGCAGCGCAAGCCCCACAGGGAGCGCAGGGCGAGAACACGCTCCAGCAAATTCTTGCACGAAACAAGAGGTAATGCAGATGCCAAGTTACGCTTTCATCGACGAGTCCACGGGAGCGTCCTGCGAACTGGTGTTCGCAATGAAGGACGCTCCGCCGATTGGAGCAACCGTCGAGGTTGATGGGAAGCGACTCGTTCGCGTCGTGTCCGACTTCCAAGTCGATCCGGCTACCAACAGGTCGCAGTACCCGTATGTGAGCAGTTCGCTTCCGCGCAGACTTGCCGGATGCAAGACGAACTCACAGGGCAAGCCCATCATCGAGTCGCGCCGCCATGAGCGCAATGTCATGGCACAGCACGGTTACGAGAAGGAATAGGACACCATGAGTGAACCCGAAATCCAGAATGAGGACACCGAGGTCGAGAAGACCGAGGACATCGCACAGCCTGACGAAGCCTCGGCGCGTGACGCTGATGACGATGTCTTGGACAGGCTCTTCGCCGACGATGTCGAGGAGACCGTGCCTGATACCGCGCCCCCTGCGATGAGCAAGGAGCGCGAGCGTGCCATTGCGACCCTCAAGCGGGACGGAGTCCCCGACGAGATCCTCGCGACCGCGAGCGAAGACACCCTGATGGGCTGGGCTGAAAAGGCTTCCAAGCGCCAGAAGGATGTCGATGGCTACGGCAAGAAGATGGCTGACCTTGAGAAGCAGTTGAAGAACCCGGCGAAGCAGGAGCCGCAGGGCGACGATGCCGATGATTCCGACGATGTTGACATCGAACCGGAGGATTCGGACAAGCCGACCGAGCAGGAAGACCCGTTCGCGGAGATCGAGGAACTGCTTGGCGACGATGCCGCAAAGCCGCTGAAGGCGATGCGTGCGGAACTCGCCGAACTTCGCAGGCAGCAGTCCGCTGCTGCGGAGCAATCGTTGCTGGTTCAGGTCGATTCGGCTGATGCGTATTTCCGTTCGCAGTACGGGGCAAAGGCTCCCGACCGCGAGGCGGTGATCGCGGAGATGAATCGACTCGGATCGGCGAATCCCGGAACCTACAAGACCGTCATGCACCTCGCCGAGGAGGCTTACGCCAACCTTGCAGGGAAGAAGGTCGCCAAGCCGGATGCACGGAAGCAGGGTCAGCCGACAGCCGCTCGCGGCGTGTCGCGCAACGAACGACCCCGCACTCCCGTGGATGCGGAGGACGCGATCCTCGATGCCCTCATGGAAGGGAAGACTCGCGACGAGGCGATGCGGCTAATCAGAAAGTGAGCGCAACATGGCTGGAACTCCTATCCAGACCTTCAATGACTTCATGGCTGCGACTGGTCCTACCTACCTGACCAGCGCGGATGCAGTCATCAACGAAGCCGTCAAGAACACCTACGCCTTCTCCCGTCTTCTCAAGGACAAGACGAGCGAGGCGACGATTCAGGGTGGCAACGAGATCCGCGATGTCATCATGTTCGATGACAGCAGCACCTACGACCACTACCTCCCGAACGACACCTTCAACTGGCGCAACGCACAGGTGCTTGACACCATGCGCTGCCCGTGGCGCTTCAGCCTCGACCACATGGCGTGGACCGACCATGAGATCGAACTGAACTCCGGCGAGGGTTCCGGTCGCGACTATGTCAAGTCGCAGTACAAGCGACTGAAGCGGCAGAAGGAGCAGCGGATGTGGACCTCGCTGCTCAACGGGTTTGAGAACGACCTGTGGGCTTCGCCGTTCGGCAACTCGTCGAACATGGAAGACGCTGGCGGCAAGTTGCCGTACTCGCTCCCGTGCTTCATCACCGAGATCCCTGACTTCAACAACGCCTTCGGCGTTCGTGGCGGCGTGCCGCTCGGCTGGACCAACCTCATGGGTCTCGCCAACAACAACAGCACCAGCACCTTCACGGGCGAGAATCGCTGGACGAACCAGATCTCGTACTACGACCCGAACAACACCGCCGCGAACGGCGGAGCGAACGGTCCCCGCACCTCGCGAACTGGTGTTGAGAACCTCCGCGATCAGTCCACGACCTACACGGCGGAGACCGGAGGTCTGATCACGGCGTTTGACGATATGTTCCTGAAGTGCGAGTTCGTCCCGCCCAGCACGAAGCAGGAGTACTTTGAGAAGCCGACGCTCAACAGGCAGATGATCCTCTGCTCGCGCCTCGGTCTCAACCAGTACAAGCGTGCGCTGCGCGACGCGAATGACACGCTTGTGTCGTATCAGGACGCTGCGTACACGAACCCGACCTTTAGCGGGATCGAACTCATGTACTGCGCCAACCTCGACACGGCTGCGATCTTCCCCAGCGGAACCTCGCGAGCATCGTCGGCTGCGGCAAATCTTAGTTCCGTCAGCACTACCGCTGGCGTGACGGAGGCGAGCGCCATTGATCCGGGCGCTCGTTACTACTGGGTCAACGGCAACTACCTGACCCCGATCTACCACTCGCGCCGCTACTTCAGCAAGCACGAAGTGATGAAGCACCCGAACCAGCCCTTCACCTATGTTCAGGTGGTGGACTGCTGGTGGAACCTGTTCTGCAACTCCCGCCAGCGCCACGGCATCGTCGCCCCGCTGGTGAACGCCGCCTGATGAATTCGTGGGGCTGGGAAACCAGCCCCACGAACACCAAATCCAGAAAGGACACTCAACATGATTCAAGCACCCACGATGGGACCGATTGGTCTCCAGCCGCACGGGACGATTGCTCGCATGATCAACCGCGACTCCGCCACCCTTGCGGTCGGTGATGTCGTGCGCCTGTCGTTCGACCACACGGGCAATGCGTTCTCGCTCTTCCCCACTTCTGATTCCGCGCTTCGCCTGTCCCCGCTCGCGTCCGTCAAGAAGACGGATTCCGGCGCGACGAATGGCGATTACGGTTTCATTGGCGTGGTTTCCGACCTCGGCAGCGGAACCGGAGCAACTGGTCAGGAAGTGATGGTCCAGTTCGGCGGCATCGCGAATGTGAAGTGCCAAGCCGATGCCAGCCAAGCAATCACCTTCGGTCAGAAGTTGCACATCAACGACAATGATTCTTTCTTCGGAACCCTCACCAATGTCGCCAGCACCACGGTCACGGAAACGGTTCCGGCGATTGCGGTCTCGTTCGGAACTCTGGCGGCAGATTCGAGCGGACTCGTTCCGGTCCTGATGCCGTCGGATCTCGTCTTCGGCGGAATCATCGCCTGATAGACACAACCAACTCACCGCTTGGGGGGGAAACCCCCCAAGCGGATTTCCATGCCTACCTTCGCTGAAGCCAAGAACCACGCTGTCCTTGCCGTCGGCGGATACCCGTCGCTTGCGCCGGGTCAGACGCGAGCCGCCCGACTGGCGGAGATCGTCAATCAGGCTGGGCAGTACCTGTTCTCCCGCCCGTGGCGGTTCCGTGAACGGACGAGCAAGTACCTGTCGCTGGTCGCGAACCAGTCGTATATTGCCCTGCCCAGCGACGCGGAGGAGATCCTGTCGATCATCTCCCTTGAGTCGCTCGGTTACCTCATCGAGATGGTCACCCCGGACCACATGGAGCAACTCCGGCAACTGGGGCTGACCATGACGGGACCGGGCGTGACTCATGCGGTCTTCACTCGCACGCCTCCGAACGACGGAGATGCTCTTCCTCCCGTTCGGCTCGATGTCTATCCGACCCCGACCGGGGCGCTCGCCGATGCCATTGCGATTCGATACCGGGCTGCATGGGTGGACATCGCTTCCGATGCCTCTGATTCGTGGCAGATACCGATTCCGAAGTACTGTGATGCCCTGTTCATCGGCTACTGCCGCGCATTCGCGCAGGCTTACGAAGACGAAGGTCTGACCGCCCGTCTTCAGGAAATCGACGCTGGTCCGCTGCTCGCCACGGCATCGACCAAGGACGGTCTGCTCCAGCGCGATCTCGGTCGTATGCGCCCGTCGCGCAGCCCTGTATCCATCAACTGGACTCGCCCTGACTACGGGTATGTCACGAACCCGGATTGATGCCCTGAACGAGGAACAATAATGTCATCCCTGAACACCGTATCCGCCGTCTTTACCCCGACGATTCCGATTGAACTTGCAAGCGCGTCGAACGCAACCAATGTCGCGTCCGGGTCAGTCACGAATCGAATCGCAACATCCACTCTTCCGGCAACCTCTCTTGCTAACGGGAAGATCGTTGTTCCGTCAAAGTTCAACTACGCGGTCATCCAGACATTGCAGACGGCGAGCGTGTCAACGATTCTGTACGCAATCGGCTGGGCATATTCGCAGAGATCCAATCTGTGGATCCCGAGGTTGCTCACGAAGGTGACCGTGACCGGAAGTACGCAATCTGGAGCAGAAGTCAATTCTCTTCGCCCCGGTGTCACCTATGTCAAGAATCTCGGAGATTGCAAGATCTACAACGGCGAGGACGGTGCGACCGGAGCGTGTCCGGGCGGGTTCATTGTTGTTGATGTGACCGGGTGCGAACTTCTTGAACTGTATTTGGTGGCTGCGTCCGGAACATCCAACGCCCTCATCGGGTACATCTGATGCACGCACGCAACCGTACATGGCTGCTCGGCTCTGACCCGGTCGAGCGTTGTCGGCAGCGCACGCTTCCTGTTGAGGGCGGCGACGGCTCCACGCTCTCGCTGGACTTCACCACGGGCGTCCTCGACCCGCGCCTGACGTTCACGCGCACGACCAACGCCACCTTCATCAACTCGCAGGGGTTGGTGGAGTGGGCTGACGCGAATATGGTTGCATATAGCGAGATTCTCGCAGGAACTCCGTGGCAGACAAACGGTGTTTCCAACAATCCAGCGACGATCACGAACCCGATTGGCGGTGATTCGGCAAGACTGATTACTGTAAATGCAACTGGCGGATCGAAGTCAATCCTTGCGTCAAGTAATGTTGTTCAAGGCTTCACATACACCATGCGTGTATGGGTTCGTGCTGGAACTGGATCTTCATTGTCCGCTGGATTCTTCATTTCGGGATTCCAGCAATGCACCTTGACGAAGGTATCTGGCCCCGGAACGATTTCTGGATCTGGAAGCGGAACGGTATACCAGACAATCACCGGGCTTTCCACGACCGAATGGACGCAGATTCAGTTGGTGATTACTCCGTCCAGCACTAGTCAGGGATCGTGGTATCTCTATCCAAATACGCCATCT